CGTAATCAGAAGTGTTTGTGGTAGAGGGCTTGATTCTCTCAATTGAGATCTTGGTGTTCTTGTTTAGCCACTCTCCATGCTTGCGACCACGAATACGGAATAACTTCTGTGCAGTAGCAGGATTATAAGAGGCGGCAGCGCCAAGATCTTGACCGATAATCCACCCAGTACCACCTTCTTGTCTTCCTTCGCGGTTAGCGTGTGGACCGTCGCTTACGGCAGTACTCTTGGCGATCGGGAGAATGATTCCTAACGAATCGGGTACCTTGTAAGAAAGGTTTCCAATTTCTTGCTCAAAAGATTCTCCAAGCCAGTATGGCTCTTCTGCATTTGGATAAAAACCATCTGCACCTGTGTTTCCTAGAAGCGGATTGGTGTTGAATACCTTGCGAATAAACTTATCATCAGAAGAATTAAAATTGAAAGAGTATTTGTTAGAACCGCCAGCGGACTCTGTTATCTCTATGGTGTAATTGTTACTACTATCTGGATCTATGAATGCCCCTACTGAAGAGGTTTCTGTGCTTGAGGATGCTAAAGTTCCTGAAAGTAGAACCTGTGAACCACTATCAATGTACCAAACAGCAGCCAAAGAACCTGTTCCAAGATTACCCGCAGATGAACTTTCAAATAGCCATAGTCCATAAGCGCCACCATTGTCTGCAAGAGCAGCATTTGGGCTCTTTGATGTAGCCCAGCCAGCAAGACCACCAGGGTCGGTGGCGTTGATGTTCTGCTCACCGAGCAAACGAATGTAAGTTAGTGGAGCAACATTGGAATTTAAGAACGCCTTGGCGGCGTAGGTGCCGTACATTGGGGTCTGATAGTTACCATCGCGGTAGACATCGCCACCGGCATTTCCTGGGATAGTATCGCCAAAGGTATTAACAAAATCAGAGTATGATTCAACCTTAACAGGCTGCATTGCTGGACCTTTTGCTGCACGTCCAATGATTACTGGACCGATGGCGTCTGGTCTACGTGGGCGGAAAGAGTTATCAATCTCGTTGATAAACACACCGGGGGACACAAACTTAAAGCTTTTAACTGACATTCTAGAAACCTCTCTTTTGTAAAAATAATGCTAGATAGCATCGCTAATCATAGTTTAAATAGTAGTGTTGAATCCCAAAACACTTCAGGATGTGTCTAGTCCATTAAAAAGTTATCACTACCTGCTGGAACAACTGTTTCTCGCGGATAGGTTATTTCCACTATGCTCTCTTCTTTAGTCACAATGGGTCTGTCATCGCTATTACCTTCGCCAATTAAGTAGCCAAGAACTTTGATGGTTACTTCACTCGTGAACTGCCTCTCGTCTTCACCTAGATTGGCGACATTATTGGACTGGGCGAAACCCTGGTCGATGAACGCCTCATAAAGATGACCATTTCTGCGCATTATGAATGAATTTATCTGACCTGTTCTCGTCATAAAGGGCTGAGTGAGATCATTCATCTGTTGCTGATATTCTGTTTTGACTACTATTTTGTAATCAAGATTGACGTAGATTGGAATAGGAATAGATAAGGTTTCAATAACAACCTTCTTATTTACTCTCGGGAAGTATTTCTGTCTATCCCCGGAAGTGTTTGTGCGTGTGTTACCGACTACTGCGAAGTTGCGAGTTTTATCTTGCTTTATTCTCTTGGCAATAGTCATTCGACCTGTTCTACCATTTCGTTTGTTAGAGAAAATCTGTGCCTGATAGCCGCCCTTTCTTGATGGATCTTTTGTTATTGCTGTTCTCTCGACTGTAACCACGGGAAGGGTGATGGCACCAGAGCTATGATCGTCGGGGACTCTGAGATCTCTGTTCTTCTTGATTTGAAATGCTCGCTCGGGGGTCTGCCACAAAACAGGCACGCGCTTGTAGCCTTCATTTGTTGTTGTGGTGAGATCTAGATCTTCTTTAATCCAAGACATCATCGCATAGTCTATGTCCTCTATGCGAGAACCTAGCATCCCTATCTCTTGTAGGGTGAAGTCTTTCTTATCTTCTGGTAGTTGTGCAAAATCAAAGTTATCAGGTAGCATCGAATAGTCCCTTGCGTGCTCTCTTGCATGTAGCAGAGATTTCAAATGTTTGGTTTACTTGACCGAATAATCTTCTTGCAGAAGATAAGCCCATAATCTCATAATAGAGATCTCCATAGAGAACAAAGTCTCCCTCACGGACAAATAGATTCTGATCTTCTGCGAGTCTGCGCTTGTGAAAGTGGACGGTGATCTTTGAAACATTATCCACTCCTACTGAATCTAGATAAGAGGTGTTGTCTTCATCAAACTTAACCAGGGCATAAACCCTTACAGGTGGTAAATAGGTTTTCTCTACTGCCTCACCATAAAGTTCGTGAAAATTTGTTGCTTCAAGATCGATAGGATAATAAAGGATCTGTTGTCCAATAACCTTTTCTACAAGTTCATCGTTGACTTGCTTTACAAGATCGCGTTCCTTCTTACCAAGAAAGAGTGGAGGAGGAGGCGATGCTGGTCTGGACCATTCGTTATCTGACATTTAATTATCCTACGAAGATGGGTAGCGGAGAGCGACGAAGAGTTTCTTCTGCTGCCGTGACCTTCTCTTGCTCTTTCTTGGAGAGTTCTGTGTATTCAATCTCTTTCAACATGTCTGTTAGTTTCTGTCGGAGATCGTCTTTTTCTTTTTGTGCCTCGGATAGAAGCGCAGAGTAGTTTAGGGTGACAGACTCGCCTGGAATTGGAACAGTCTGAAACTTGCCACGAATCTGTCCTAGCATCTCCTTACAGAGAGCGAGAGCATAGTTGCGAATCCATTGCTTACCCATAGAGTTGATGTTCTCGTAGGGGATGTTGTCGAATGGTAATGTGTTAATGTTGTTGACACCTTCGACGCCCGTGTTTACATCGCCAGTCTCGCCCCAAGAGTTATCGGCTACGCGGAAGCGGACCCAGATGCGGTCTAGATAGCCAGCAAAGTTGTCGTGTCCGCGAGGAGTTGGGTAGAGTCTGAGCTTGTTGTCGAGAATCTCAAATGAGTAGTGAGATGTTCTTGTGTAGAGGGAATCTTCATACATTATTGCTTGTAGTTTGTTCTGCCAAGTTGGAATAATCTCGAAAGAAGAGTCGTCAGCATACTGACCGTAGGTGGAGGCGTTGCCTGCGACACCGATGCCCCCGTAGTAGCCATAGAAGCGCCACATGGCGATTGGAGAGCGATAAAAAACCTTATCGATTATGACTCTGGAGTCTCCAACTTTTCCAGCATAAGGCACAGCATTGCCGTCATCGTCTAGTCCTGTTGCGGACGCGCCGGAGATGATAGATTGAAGATCATAATCTTGTTGGTTTTTGACCGTTGTGAATGAGGCGGAATAGATCGGGGTTGTTCCACCGAATCCAGCCATTGTCGCTACAGCGTCTCCTATCTTGTTTGCGTAAGATAGTGTAATTTTGGAATACTGTAGGTTAGTTCCAGCAGGACCAGACAAAGAATCACCTTTGTGATCGAATGTGCCTGTAGTCTTGCCGAGAGCATCGGGCAGAATGTTTTTGCCTTGATGCATGTTGAGGATGTAAGAATACTCTAGAACTGCTTCTTCGTAGGCAGCATAGACGTTTGAGTCTGTTAGTTCAATGTCTACAACATCGCCACCTAATCTTTTGTAAACAAAGTCTACTTGTTTTGCTGCGCCGCTTAAGAAGTAATCTGAACTATTGTAGACCCCAAAAGGGACGGCGGCTGCTACATCACCGGCTGTTCCGGTCTGTGAGAGAATGATAGCGCTTGTTTGTGAGATGGGTTGTAAGTTTGTAGGCATTCATGGAGCCTCCTGTTCGTAGTAAATAGTGGGGGCATAAACAAAAACCCCCTGCCGGAGCAGGGGGTTTAGGTTTTAGGTCAAGCTGCTATCAATCGCCAGACTCACCTAGGAGACCACGGACGACAACTAGACCGTACATATCTGGACGGACCATCTGCTTCGCGTAGCGGGTCATAACACCCTTACGCGGAACGAAGTCTTCCGGTCCAAAGATGGTGGGAGTGGTCTGTAGCGGCACGTAAGGTGCGTAGACATAACCAGACTCCAGGAAGCTAGAACCACGGCGACCGATTAGAATCACGTTGCGGAGGAAGTAGGGGTCAACGATGACATCAAACTTCTTGCTTAGTGAACCGACCTTGAGAGCGCCGATAGAACCCTTCTCTTCGTCGTGAGTGACGCTTGCACGGAAGCCAGCGGTGAACTCAAGGATGTTGGCAACCTCGGGTCCGCAGACCACGAAGTTAGCACCACCACGGAGAGTCTTACGATGGATCTGGGCAGACACGTCGTTGACTGTCTCGACGAGAGTCTCGTACCACTCGGAGACTGTACCGGTGAAGTCGGGAGCCTTAGCGGAAGCACCGATTTCGTTACCGTTAGAGTCAACGAAGAGACCCGGAGCGCGTGACCAGTAGCGAGTGCCAGCGGTGGCACCGTTTACGAGGTCCGCCAGGATCTCACGGTCGATCTCAAGGGCAATCTGCTCAGAGAGAAGACTGGTAAGCTCAACCTCGGCGTCGAGGTTGTGGTAGGCGTTGAGGTCCTGACCGAGTTCGGGGGTCCACTTGGCCTT